AAAGCATCCTTGTGGACAAAATCAATGCGAGTGATGATGATCCGTCTTATACGACGGATACTCCTCTCATTCCTGCGATTCGTACACTAGATTCTCCGTATTAATTTCGGAGAAAACTAAAAGGGAACAGACCATGTCTTCTAAGAAGCGCGGTTCTCGTCGTTTTAGACGACTTGACGATGTGCGAGTCTCTTCACGGGTTACACCTGAAGTCATCTTAAAGTACTTCGAAGCCTTAGATTGTCCGAGATCTTTAACAGCTGCCATACTTTTTAGAAATAAAGAGTATAAGCAGTTAGTTGAACTCTCGATCGATCCTCTGCAGTATGAATTTGCTGCGGAGTTTAAGGACGCTTACCAAGCAACTAAGTTTCTTTCTAAAAACCAGTTTTTAGAAACTGGTATTGAGAGGGAACAAGTTGCGCTTGACAAATTCTTTGAATTTGAAAAGCAATGTAAGCGTACAAATTCACTTTTTCGAACTGGTGCCGATTACATAGAGGATTTTAACCCTCTTAGTAACGGTTCATTGCTTCTCGCAATGTCCCGTAAAATTCGGTCCATTCTAGGTGAATTTGATGCTGAAGAACTTTTTGATAGAGCTTCTTGGGGACCAGGGGTGAGTACTCTTGTGAAAGGAGAACTCACTTTTGGCGCCAATAAGTTCCAGTTAGAAACTGGAATCACTCGAGATCTATACCCCCTAGTTAAGGATTTATTTCCCTTAACGTACCCGAGTTGGTGGAATCATCTTCAATCCATCGAAGATTTTCCTCAATTTCAGGTTGGGAACCAGGTGGTAACTGTTCCAAAAGATTCTAAAGCAGACCGCGTAATCGCGATTGAGCCAGGGATTAATCTCTGGTTTCAATTGGGCTTAGGCAAGATGCTAAGGGATCGTTTGGCAAGAACTGGTGTGAATCTCAGATCACAAAAGAGAAATCAAAACCTCGCCAAGCTTGCCAGTTGTACAGGTAAGCTCGTCACGGTAGACTTTTCTAGTGCATCTGATTCCATATCTTCCAGCCTTGTTCAAGCTCTCTTCAGCAATGAGGAGAGTTTGACTTGGTTCAAAGTAATGGATTTGATTCGTTCCAAGTACGGAACATACGATAAATCGACTTTCAAATGGGCCAAGTTCTCCAGTATGGGGAACGGGTTCACTTTTGAGCTCGAATCGTTGATCTTCTATACGGCTGCATTCGTGACCTGTAAAGGTTACGGTGCAGACGTCCGGTCGATCAGCGTCTACGGGGATGACGTAGTCATTCCCATAGAAGCGTATGAGCCCTTTCGCCAATTGTGTGAATTCCTGGGATTTACTGTAAATATACAGAAGAGTTATTCTTCTGGATGCTTCAGAGAATCCTGTGGGAGTCACTACTACAATGGCGTCGACTGTAAGCCAATATTTCTCAAAGAGAAAATTGCCACCCCGCAACACGTCTTTAATGTTGCGAACATCCTCCGAATCCGAAGTCACAGCTATTACGGTTGTGATTCTCGGTTCCGGTCTTTGTTTTACTTTCTCGTTCATTCTTTACCTCATAAGTTAAGGTTTAGAGTGCCCGCGATCGTGAATTCAAAGACTTTAGAGATTGAACCGCTGGAAGGCGGTTTTGTCTCGAATTTCGATGAGGGTGTTCCTAATCGTGCTGAGTTTGGTATCGAAGGATACCTTGTTCGGCGATTAGCTTGGGTCTCTGTGAAAACAGAGGTGGACTTCTTCGGTGTATTATTACATCGATTGTCCAGCCCTACAGTCGGTCTTAAGGCAGAGCATAATAGCTTTCCCTTAAGGGGCCGTACTAAGTGTCGTAAGACGCAGACACTTGTTCGTCAGTGGTATGATCTAGGTCCTTGGCTTTAGCTGTGGACTTTTCCGC